GCTCACGATCGCCAGCGTGGCCAGTAGCGAGATGATGAAACATGCCTGTGAGTTTGGATTTACCCCGGCCAGCCGGGCCCGCATCGCCGCCGGAGTCGCTGCCGGCAATGCCCGGTCGAAGTTCGCCGGCCTCGTTGGCGGTGAGGACACCGGACGGCAAGCGGCGGGCCGCCAAGGTCATCAAGTTCATCGAGTGTCTGACGGTGCCGAGTGGGAAGGGCCAGGGCAAGCGGTTCAAGCTGGCGCCGTTTCAGAAAAACTGGCTTCGTGACATCTACGAGCCGCACCGCAACGGGCGGCGCGTGGTGCGGCGGGCGATCCTGTCGATCGGGCGCAAGAACGGCAAGACCGCGCTGATCGCGGCGCTGGCGCTGGCGCATCTGATCGGGCCGGAAGCGATTCCGAACGGCGAAATCTACAGCGCCGCCAACGACCGCGACCAGGCGGCGATCGTGTTCAAGTTCGCCCGCCAGATCGTCGAGCTGGAGCCCGAGCTGATGGCGATGGTCGAGGTGGTGCCGTCGACCAAGACCATGGTGGCGCGGCCGACCGGCTCGATCTACCGCGCCATTTCGGCCGAGGCCGGCACCAAGCACGGCTACCTGCCGAGCCTGGTGATCTACGACGAGCTGGCGCAGGCCAAAAGTCGCGACCTCTACGACGTGCTCGACACCTCGTTCGGTGGCCGCGACGAGCCGCTGTTTGTAACGATCAGCACGCAGTCGAACGATCCCGAGCATATCCTTTCGAAACTGATCGACGACGGGCTGGCCAAGACCGACCCGGCCATCGTCTGCCATCTCTACGCCGCCGACGAGGACTGCGCGCTCGATGACGAGAGTCAGTGGTCGAAGGCCAACCCGGCGCTCGGCATCTTTCGCGATAGGGAGGATTTGGCCACCGCGGTCTACAAGGCGCTGCGCATGCCGGCGGAAGAGCCGAAGGTGCGCAACCTGTTCCTGAATCAGCGGGTATCGCCGAATGCCTCGCTGATCGCCCGCGCCGAATGGTTTGCCTGTGCCGGGCCGGCTGAGTTTATCGACGGCGAGGAGGTCTATCTTGGCGTCGATCTGTCGAGCGTCTGGGATCTGACCGCGCTGGTGATGGGCTCGGTCGACGAGCCGATGCGGGTGCAGTCGCTGTTTTGGAAGCCGGCCGATCTGCTGCGCGACCATTCCAACCGCGACTTCGGCGCCGGCAATTTGCGTTATGTGGAATGGCACGAGGCGGGGCACCTCAAGACCTCGCCCGGCAAGAGCATCGATCCCTCGGTGGTGGCGCTCTACATCGCCGAGCTGACGCAGCGTTATCGCATTCGCGGCCTGGCTTACGATCGCTGGCGCATCAACGAACTGATGCGCGAGTTCGATCGGCTCGGGCTGCAGACCTACAAGGACGGCGAGAAGGGCGATGGCTTGCGGGTCGTGCCGTGGGGCCAGGGCTTCAAGGATATGGCGCCGGCCATCGATGCGCTCGAGTTGGCCATCACCGAACGCTCGCTGGTGCACAATAACAATCCGTTACTGAATTGGAACATGGGTAACGCGATCGCCACCACCGATCCGGCCGGCAACCGCAAGCTCGACAAGGGCAAGGCGCGGTTCCGCATCGACGGCGCGGTGGCGCTCGCCATGCTGCTCGGGCTGCGTGCGCGCGATGCCGCGATCAAGCCGGTCGATATCGAAAGCCTCATCGGCTAAGGGAGGGATTTGCAATGCCGCTGACCATCGTAGACGGCCCTACCATTGCCGCGGGCGAAAGCCTTTCCGACGGTGCTGACTGCTCGGCCGGCACCATCGTGCGCATCACCGTGCCGCAGGAATTCACCGCGGCCAACCTGACATTCCAGGTTTCATCCGACGGCAACCTCTACAACGATCTGTACATGGCCGGCGGCGAGGTCACGCTGGCGGCGAAAGCCAATACCGGCATCGTGGTGGCGGAAGCCTGGACCAAGTCGATCAATTTCATCAAGTTCAGAAGCGGCACCCGCAGCCACCCGGTGGCGCAAAAAACTGACTGCAAGTTCGCCATCGCGGTCGAGACCGCCGCCTGACCGATGGGCGACTGGCCGCAGTTCTATTCGACCGCCTACTGGCTGCGGCGGCGACGGGCGCAACTGCGTGCCCATCCGCTCTGTAAGTTCTGCGCCGATCGCCACCTGGTGGTGCGCGCTACTGTTGTCGATCACGTCGAACCGCACCGCGGCAACTGGGACAAGTTCGTGCTCGGCAAACTGCAGTCGCTCTGCGAGACCTGCCACAATTCCACGAAGAAAATGATGGAGCGGCCCCGGCCCGGCGTCGATGCCGACGGCTGGCCGCTTGACCGACGGTGAAGAGTTCCCGTGGTCTCGCTCACGCATCCCCCGAAAGGGAAATCCCACTCGATGCCTGAGCATACTGGCGCTGATGACGAGAGGCGTTGCTCAGTTTACCGCTGCAAAACATCCGGCATTGCAGTCCGGATCGGCTTCCGATTTTCGCCCTGAACCACGGGAACGCTGAGTTTAGAGCAGTCACCACAAAATGAAAAGGATGACGGCCATGCGCACACAACGGCGCCAGGGCGGAGACGTGGGCGGCATGGAAGAGGGCGAGCTCTATCCGAACGACGGCGAGAGCTACGAGGAATTCATGAGCCGCTGCGGCGACCAGGTCGGCGACCTCAACGTCTGCCAATTGATCTGGGACGACGACGCCGCCGAGGACGACATGGCCATGTCCGGCACCACCGGCATCTGCCACAAGACCCATACCGGCCAGGTCAATGGCCGCGAGTTCGTGCTGTCGGACGAAACCCCAGACCGGCTGCAGGACATCATCCTGGCGGACGGTTGGGATATCGGCAATTTCCAGAAAAACCCGATCGCGCTGTTCAACCACAACAGCAACGCCCCGATCGGCAAGTGGACCAATGTCCGCGTCGTCGACAAGCAGCTGCGCGGCCATCTCGAGCTGGCACCGGCCGGCACCAGCGACCGCATCGACGAGATCCGCAAGCTGATCGACGCCGGTATCCTGCGCGCCGTCAGCGTTGGCTTCCGCCCGAAGGGTTCCAAGCCGCGGCCGGAATCCGACGGCATGTACTTCACCAAGGCCGAATTGATCGAGACTTCACTGGTCTCGGTGCCAGCCAACCCGAATGCGCTGGCCGTCGCCAAGTCACTGCAGATTTCGCCCGCCACCATCGATGTCGTTTTCGCCGGGAAAGGCAAAGACAACGGCATGCGTCGGCGCGGGCTCACCGGCGGGCAAGCCAGGAATTCATCAGATACAGGGAAGGGTACGACGATGTCGTATGCTCAACGAATTACCGCTGCCGAGCAGCGGTTGAATGGACTGCGCGACCAGCTCAACGACCACTGGGCCAAGACCGACGACGCCAACGTCAGCGACGATCAACTGACAACGGCCGACGAACTGAAAAATCGCATCGCGATCGAGGAGCGCACCCTTGCCGGGCTGCGCGATGCCGAGCGCCATCTCGCCGCCACCTCCGACGATAGCGGCGGCAATAGCCACGCGCTGGTGGTCCGCGCGCCCACACCCGCAGTCCCCGCCCGCCAGATCTCGGCCTCACGCCCGTTCAGTGCGCCGCCGCGCAAGCAACTGAGCGCCATCGACCACATGGTACGGGCCGGCACCGTGCAACTGCTCGCCCATCGCGACCGGGTTTCGTGTGCCGAGAAGATGCGCGAGATCTACGGTGACGATGAAGCAACCAGGGCCATGCTCGAATACTCCGCGCGAGCCGCTTCCACGATCGCCACCACGACGCAGACCGGCTGGGCCGCCGAACTGGCGCAGACGCTGTTCACCGCCTTCATGGAAGTGCTCTATCCGAAAGCGGTGTTCCCGCGGTTGGCGATGAAGGGGCTGTCGCTCAGTTTTGGTACTGCCGGCAAGATTTCGATCCCGACGCGGGCCACCACGCCGACCATCGCCGGCTCGTTCGTCGGTGAAGGCTTGCCGATCCCGGTTCGCCAGGGCCTGTTCACCTCGCAGATCCTGACGCCGAAGAAAATGGCGGTGATCACCACCTGGACCAGGGAATTGTCGGAACATTCCGTGCCGGCGATCGAGGGCTTGCTGCGCGACGGCGTGCAGGAAGACACCGCGATCTCGCTCGACTCGGTGCTGCTCGATGCCAACCCGGCCACCACCGTGCGGCCGGCCGGCATTCTCAACGGCGTCAGTGGACTGACACCGACCGCCGGTGGCGGCTTTGCTGCGTTGACCGGCGATATCAAGGCGATTTCCGGTGCGCTCCTGACCGGCACCAAGGGCAACGTGCGCAATCCGGTCTGGCTGATGAACCCGCAACAGATCAACAGCGCGCTCTATGTTGCGGCTCCCGGCGCCGGCGTGTTCCCGTATCGCAGTGAGATCCAGGCCGGGCAATTGGGCGGCTGGCCGGTGATCGACTCGGGCACGGTCCCGCTCGGCACCGTGATCGCCATCGATGCCGCCGACTTCGTGGCGGTGGGTGGCGATGCGCCAAGGTTCGAGATCAGCGATCAGGCGACCCTACATATGGAAGACACGACACCGCTCGACATCGGCACCGTTGGCGCGCCTGCCACGGTGGCGGCGCCGGTCAAGTCGATGTGGCAGACGGACTCACTCGCACTGCGGCTGATCCTGCCCATCAACTGGACCATCCGGCGTGCCGGCGTGGTCGCATGGTCGGCTGGCGTGACTTGGTAAAATTGCCATCTAAAAGTTTCATGTGAAACAGGAGGCCATCATGGCCGATCAAAACACTGAACATCAGGCACAGGAACGCGCCAAGGCGGCGGAAACTCACAAGGAAGCCACCAAGAAGCGGCTGGCCGAGGAGAAAGAGGCGCGCGAGAAAGCCCACGCCGAGCAGCGTGGCGTGGCCGGCGAGGTCAAACCAACTCCGACCCAGGAAGAGAATGATATGGCAGCGCTCGGCGTGCATATCGTCGAGCACGAGCCGGATGGCTCGCCGCCCGATCCGGGCATCGTGCCGGCGGCAACCGACAAGCGGCAGATCGAGGGCAAGCCGGCCAGCCGCGGCGCCTACCAGACCCGCACGACCACGCATGACTGAGCCGACCGCCAAGCCTCGCTATCGCGTCAAGGCCGGGGGCGTTCCGACGCTCGTGACCAAGGCCGAAGGCGAGGCCCATGCCGGGCCGTGGTTCCTGCCAGTCAGTGGCGGCTGGTTGCCGGCCGATGTCGGCGACAGCTGGAACTGGTGGCAGAACGGCTACAACGTCGTTGGCGCATCGTCACAGTCGGCCATGGTCGAGGCTTGCGTCTCGGCCTATGCGCAGACCGTGGCCACTTGCCCCGGCGACCATTGGCGGCTGAACGACAAAGGCGGCCGCGAGCGCGTCAAGACCTCGGCGCTCTCGCGGTTGCTGCGCCATCCCAACGACTACCAGTCGATCTCAGACTTCATGCTGAACGCCACCCGCGCGCTCTACCTGCACGGCAACGCCTACGCGCTCGGCTTGCGCAATTCGCGTTATGAGATCGACGAGCTGCACCTGATGGACCCGTTGCTGTCCTATCCGCGGCTCGGCAACAACGGCGAGATCTTCTACCAACTGTTCGGCAACCAGGTGATCGAGAAACGGCTCGGCGGCGAACCGCTGATCGTGCCGCAACGCGACGTGCTGCACATCCGGCTGCATACGGTTAAAAATCGCTGGCCGGTGCCGCTGATCGGCGAAAGCCCGATCCTCGCCGCCTATAGCGACATCGGTGTCAACGCCGCGATCGGCCAGCAGCAGTTGCGCTACTACCTCAACGAGGCGCGGCCGTCGGCGGTGCTCTCGACCGACCTCACGCTCGACAAGGACCAGGTGCAGGCGCTGCGCGACCGCTGGAACGAGCAGGCCAAGGGCCTGCACAAAGGCGGCACGCCGATCCTCACCGCCGGCCTGAAAGTGCAGCCGTGGGCGGAAAGCGGCAAGGACGCCGCCACCGCCGAGATGCTGAAACTGTCGAATGAACATATAGCGCTCGCGTTTAGCATCCCGCTGCAGATCCTCGGCATCGGTGGCAGTCCGTTCAGCTCGACCGAATTGCTGATGCAACGCTGGGTCGCCAGCGGGCTCGGTTTTGCGCTCAACCACATCGAGGAAGCCTTCGGCCTGCTGTTCAACCTCACCGGCCAGCCCGACGAATATGTCGAATTCGACACCGCCGCCTTGCTGCGCTCGGCGATGAAAGATCGCATCGACAGCCTGGCGCGCGGCGTACAGGGCGGCATCTATTCGCCCAACGAGGCGCGCAACATGGAAGGGTTGGAAAGCGTCGAGTTCGGCGACGAGCCGCGCGTGCAGCAGCAGGTCGTGCCGCTGAGCCAGATCGGCAAAATCCCGGCGGCGCCCGCCCCGCCACCGCCAACCGCACCGGATCCGGCACCCAAGCCTTCGGCATCCGAGGTGCAGGCGCAGGCGATGATCGCCGAATTGCGCACCGGCATTGCCGAATTCCAGCGCATGGTGGCCGACCGGATCGAGGCTAACCGGCTCGAGGCCGCGCGCAACGACGAGCCGGGGCCAACAGACGAGAATGGCGAGAACGCCCGGCTGCCGCCCGAGCTGGCCGAGCGGATCGCCAGCGCAACGCGGCAACTGCACGAACTGCCGCCGCTCGCCGAGATAACACCGCCGCCCAGGGTCACGCGCATCGAGCGCGACGAGAGTGGCGCCTTCGTGCCGGTCTACGAATGATCGTCCTGTCGGAGGCGGCGAGCAACGCCATGCTCGACGTGCTGGCCGATCTGATGGATGGCGGCAGCATCGAACTTTCGGACAACGGGAAAATCCTGGCGGTGTTGAAACTATCCAACCCAGCGGCACAGGACGCGACCGGCGGCGAACTGGTGCTCAACAAGATCGCCGAGGAGGATGCCGCCATCGCGGAGGGCAGTGCCTCAGTGGCACGCATCCTCGCGCGCGACGGCGGCGAGGTGTTTTCCTGCGATGTCGGCGACGAGAATTCCGGCGCCGTGATCCGGCTCAACACCACCAGGATCTACCGCAACAGCCCGGTGCGGCTGCGCTCGTTCCGGTTGGCGATGCCCTGATGGCCCAGCAGATCATCAACATCGGCGCGGTGGCAAACGACGGCACCGGCGATCAACTGCGCATCTCGTTCGACAAGTGCAATGGCAATTTCACTGAACTTTATTCAGGCGTTGCCGCCAATGTGCCGACCGGCAATACGATCCAGTATCTGTTCAACAACAGTACCACCGAGCCGCCGCTTTCCGGGCAGGTTCGATTTAATCAGGCGGTGCAGGCATCGACTACCAAACTGTGGGTAAGCCAGACAACGTCGTCCGGAATAAACATCAAACAATTCCTTTCGGTCGCAACGACCGGCGCCAAGTTGATTTTGCAGGACAAGAACGACAATACCAATTACGTCAAGTTCGATGTGACGGCCGCGCCGGTAGACAAGACGACCTACTGGGAATTCACGGTTGCCGTTACCGCGTCCGGCGGGACACTGCCGAATGCGCCGGTATTGGCGGCCGTCACACCTCCGGTCGGCGGCGTTTATGCTGCTCCGTTCGATGCACTCGCCTACAACGGCATGCAGATCAACGGCTCGATGGAGGTGAGCCAGGAGAATGGAAGTAGTAATGTTTCTATATCCAACGCAACAAAATACGTTGTTGATGGGTGGAATATACAATCTGCCGGCGCTCAAGTCATTTCTGCGGCACAGGCGCCCACAGGTCCTTCAGGGTTTACCTCATGCTTGCGGGCGGCGGTTTCCACAGCAAACGCATCGCCTGCGGCAGGCGATTACTGCATGTATGTTCTTCCCCTGGAGGGATACCGCATCAGTCGTCTCGCTTGGGGCACAGCCAGCGCACAGCCAATTACGATTGGGTTTTGGGTGTATTCCAATCGCGTCGGCACTTATTCGGGGTCGGCGATGGGAGCTGTACCCGCCCGCAGCTATGTGTTCACTTTCACCGTCAATTCGGCATCTACCTGGGAATATAAGACAATCACCATTCCCGGCGACACGACGGCGGCGTGGGCCACAAACAACACTAAAGCACTACATATCATAATTTCGATGATGTGCGGCAGTTCGGTTCAGACTACTCCTGGCGCATGGAATGCCGGTCAATTTTTTGGTGCGACAGGAACATTCAACGGTGTTGGTTCGACGAGCGATGCCCTGCAGATTGCCGGTGTCGTCGTTATCCCCGGCATCGACGCGCCATCCGCTGCCCGTTCGCCGCTGATCATGCGGCCGTATGATCAGGAGTTGGTTGCGTGCAAACGATATTGGCAACTGATAATGCCGGATATTCGTCTTAATGCTGCGGGTGCTGGCTCTGTCTACGCATATACATGCTCTCTTCCGGTTGAAATGCGTGCTGTACCAACAAATGTGCGAGTTGCCGCTGGTAGCAGTTCCTCAAATGTTTCAAGCTATACACTTGCCGTTCCTACAAACAAAGAGATTCGACCAACACTGGTAAGCTCTGCCAGTGGTGATTGTTATGTTTTTGCTGCTACATTTTCGTTAGATGCGAGGCTGTGATGGCCGATTATCAACTCACCGCAACTGAGAGCGTGATCCGCACCACTGATGGCGCTTGCGTCCCCAACGATCCGGCCAACCGCGATTGGGTCGAATATCAAGAATGGCTTGCTGATGGTGGAGTGCCTGATCCGTATGTGCCGCCAGAACCGACAACACCAGAACCGCAGCCGGAAACTACCGTTCTGTACGATCACGAAAACCGCATTCGCGCGATCGAAGGCCAGCCGCCGTTAGTTCTGAGCGACTTCGTAGGACAGTTCGCTCCAGCAAATAGATGACCGTCACTGCCGACAGTACGCTCTGGACTGCCGACACTCACTGCGTCACTGCCGATGGACGCATCGTTTGCATCGACGCAGACGTAGCGGAGGCGGCCGGTGCAACCGATCGGATCGATGCGGTTGTCGCGGCTGTCGGTACCGTCATCGTCGTCGAGGTGGCCGGTGCGCTCGATCAACTCGATGCGGCCGTTCAGCCGGCGGTTATCGGCGTCATCATCGGCGGCGGTTATCGCCGCCCGCTGCAACCTGAAACGGTCGAGGGTTATGGCCATGCGATCCTGCCACCGCTGGTCGGCGAGGCTCATGGCGTCGTCGTTGCCGCCAGTAACGGCGCCGCAGTGCTGCGCCATGTCAGCGGTAATGCTGCAGGCGCGGCCGGCGTTGCTGGCTGCAGTGCGACGCGGCTGGCAGTCAAGGCCGCAGCATGCGGTGAACGCGGTCAGGCCGGCGCGGCGGTTGCGGTGTTCAAAGAACTTGGTGCCGATGGTTCGGGCAATGCCGTCGTGTGCGGCAAGGGCTTCGGCGTGATCGGCAATATTGCCGGCACCGCTATCGGACAACATGACGACGACGAGGCCGCTGCCATCGTGGCGTGGCTGTTAGCAGCATGAATAAAGGGGAGGGCATGACAGAGAAGCCGATCATTCCTGCCCCGCAATATACCATCATCGAAGGCCTGGGCACCTGTCTGGCGATGGCACAGCGGGCGCTGGCCGAAGTGCGCGCACTCGCCCGCCTGCCCGGCCCGGAAGGCAAGCGTGGCCAGAAGGGTGACGTTGGCGAGAAGGGCGACCGCGGCGAACCGGGCAAGATAGGCCCCGCCGGACGCGACGGTGTCGACGGCCATGCCGGCGAGCGCGGCCCGAAGGGCGAGACCGGCAAACTGCCGATCGTGCGGGAATGGGCGCCCGAGACTGTTCACTACGCCGGCACCGTGGTCACCCATGCGGGTGGTGCCTGGCAGGCCAGCCGCGACACCGGGCAGGCGCCAGGGCATGCCGACTGGATCTGCCTCGCGTGCCCCGGTCGCGATGCCGTCATGCCGAAGGTGCGCGGCACCTGGAACGAAGCCGAGATCTATGCGGCGCTCGACATCGCCGCGGTCGGCGGGTCGAGTTTCATTGCCCGCCGCGACCAGCCCGGTCCCTGTCCCGGCGAGGGCTGGCAACTGATCGCGTCTGCCGGCCGGCAGGGCATCAAGGGGCCGCCAGGAGTTCGCGGCGAGCGTGGTGAAGTCGGCGCTCGCGGACTGCCGGGAGTTTCCGCGCCGGTGATCCTCGGTTGGCGCATCGACCGCAAAGCCTATGCCGCCATCCCGATCCTGTCCGATCAGAGCGAGGCGCCGCCGCTCGAGCTGCGCGGTCTGTTCGAGCAGTTCCACGACGAGGCGCGCTGATGGCCGATGTCTGGGTAAAGGTGTTGCAGCCGGCCGACAGTTACGCATTGCTGACGCTGGCCGAGTTGAAAACTCTGCTCAACATTCCGCCGACCAACACCGCCGAGGACGCGCAACTACAATTGTGGATCGACCAGTACAGCGACGTGGTCGCCACCATGTGCAATCGCGTGTTCGCCTACGAGACCGTGGCGGAAACCTGGCGCGGCGACACGCCGCCATTCGATACGCCGCGCCTGTTCCTGTCCCATTACCCGGTGGCCGATGCCGACCTCACCGCGGTCGAGTCGCCGCGCGGCACTACTCTCGATCCGGCCAGTTACGAGATCGAGAACGCATCCGGCAAACTGCGCATCGATGGCGCCTGGACGGAACCGGTCACCGTGACCTATAGCGGCGGCTATCAGTTGCCGGACGCGGCGCCGCCGGCGCTGAAGCAGGCGACCATACTGCTGATCCAGGCGGCGCGCATGCAGGCGCGCATGGGCGCCTTCAACGGTGTGCGCTCGGTCTCGCACGGCGACACGCGCGTGCAGTATTTCGATCCGGTGCAAGTGTTCGGCCAAAAGGGTTTCGCCTCGCCGTTGCTCGACTCGGTCAATTCCCTGCTCAACGCATACATGCGGTTCTATGTTTAGCGAGGTCACGTCATGTCGCTGACCGGCCTGTTACTCGGCATCATCAACGTAGCCATCGTCGTCGCGGTCCTGGTTTTGATTGGCTACATCGTGCTCTGGCTGATGGAAGCCATCGGCTTCCCGGTGCCGCTGATGGTGCAGAAGATATTCATGGTCATCGTGGCGCTCATCGCGCTGTATATGATCGTCAGTCTCCTGATCGGCATTCCGACGATACACCTGATCGGGCCAGTGCATTAGCGATGACCATCGACTATAGCGCCATGCTGTTCGATCCGGTTTATGCCGAGATCGGCGTGCCGGCGGTGCTGACCGTGCCGGGCGGCGCCGATCTTGCCATCACCGTCATTGACGACACCCGGCCGAAGGCGCTGCCGGTTTCGACCGCGGGACAGGCCGCGAGCGTGAACAGCGTCGGCCCCGGCGCCTATGCCCGTATTCCGGAATTGTCGGGCCACAGCATCGTCCGCGACGACTACCTGGATGCGGTGCTCGCCTTCAACGGCCGGACCTGGATCGTGCGGTCGTATGAACTGCGCGGCAGTCCGATGGGCGAGGACCTGGGCGAGGTGCGGTTTCTGCTGAAAGAGGCCGCGCCCGGATGAGGGACGTGCGCGAGGACATCCTCGCGCGGCTCCTCGAGGTGGTCACCAGCATTCCGAACATCCGTTCGGCGCAGCGTAACAACATCAGCATCGAGGAAGAGGAGTTGCCGGCCGCCCGCGTGTTCGACGGCGACGAGGAAACCGATGGCGCTTCCGATCTCTCAGCGCATCCATCCAATCGGCCCTACCCGGTTCGCATGCATCCCGAGATCATCATCGTACAGCAGGCCGACGAGGTCGGTTCCGACCTCACCACGCTGCGGCGCGAACTGATCCGCCGCGTGCTCACCGATACCGAACTCAACGAGCAGATTGTGAAGACCGGGCGCAATGGCAACGGCGCCATTCGCTATCTCGGTTGCCAGACCGATCTCGGTTGGGGGCGCTCGCTGCAAGGGGCGCTGCGTGCGCAGTTCATGTTCAAGTATTCCCTGAAAATAGAGGAGCTATAGGCCATGGCCACGTCACCAGACGTTCAGAACTATCACATCGGCAAAGGCATCGTCAGCTTCAAGGAGGTCGGCGGCGTCGACTATGTAGACCTCGGTAATGCGCCGAAGTTCGTCTACACGCCGGCGGTGACCAAGAAGGAACATTTCAGCAGTCGCGAAGGGATTAAGACAAAGGATTTCACTGCCATCACGCAAATAGGGGCGACGATCAAGTTAACGCTCGACGAGATCACCGGGGAAAACCTCGCCATGTTCGCGCTCGCCACGACGGACGCCACAACGCCGGGCGTGGTTACACTATCCGGCCTGTCGAAAGCCGAATTCATCGGCGACATCAAGGTGGTCGGCACCAACGACATCGGCCAGCAGGTCGACTTTGACGCAACCGTCTCGTTCGTGCCGTCCGGTGATTTCAGTTTCATTACCGACGCCGACGATTTCACGACGATCGAACTAGAAGCCGAGGTGATGAAGGGCACCGCCGGCGACTTCGGCGTCTGGACCATCCGCGACGATGTCCCGCCGGCAGGGCCGTAACCATGGCTGACCTATTGGATATTGCTCCCTCGACTGCGGTCGAGGTGGTCAAAATCAACGGCATGCGGATCACGGTGCGCGGCCTGTCGCTCGACGCCATCGCATCCATCGTCGCTCGGTTTCCAGAGTTGCGATCGCTGCTCGACGGTACTGGCGGCGACTTTGTCCTGCGCCTGATCCGGGGCTGCGGCGCCGCGGTCGGGCCGATCATCGCGGCCGGCTGTGGGCATCTCGCCGACGAAACCTACGAGCAACCCGCGGCCAAATTACTGCTCGAACACCAGTTGAAATTCCTCAAGGCCATTTTCGGGCTGACATTCCCAAACGGGATAGGCTCCTTCGTCGAGGAGTTGACGAGCCTCGTCGGCGCGGGCGAAGGAGCAAAGACGATCAAGGTGCGCTTGCGGAAATCGGCCTCGCCGTCACCGCCCTCGTCCGACGCGGCTTCCCGCCCGACCATACAATGACGCTGACGCCGCGACAGGTTGCTGCCTACCTCGAATTCGGCGCCCAGCTCGACGGCATGGAGCGCGCACAGGATCTGGCGGTCACCGCCCTCGGCGCGCAGGGCGACGGCAAGGCGATCGAAAAGACCATCAAGGAGTGGGGAGGGTGAAACTGGCATTTTCGGCGCAGGAAGCGGCCTGGAAAGAATGGATCGAGGACATCGAGAGCCAGATCGAGGCGGCCGAGGCCGGCGCGGTGCAGGACGTCGCCGACCTGGCGGTCAGGCAGGGACGGGCCAACATCGCCGGGGCTGGGTTTTCCGCGCGCTGGCCGGCGGCGCTCAAGTCTAAATTCTATGCCAACAAGGACACCGGCAATCCGGCGGCCTTGATCTTTCATACCATTGCGTTCGCGGGTGTGTTCGAGCGCGGCGCCACGATCAGCGGCCGGCCGTTGCTGTGGCTACCACTGGAGCGGAACCTGCCGCCCGGCATCCACTCGCCGCGCCAGTACGGCCGCAAACTGGTGTCGGTGAACGTGGCCGGTAAGCCGCCGCTGTTATTCGATGCCGCCAAGCGGGAACTGGGGCCGCTGTTCGTCGGCGTCAGCCAGGTCAACATCCGTAAGCGGTTCGATCTCTATCGCATCTTTGCTCAGGCGGCCGATCGCATGGGTGAATTCTACGACAACCGGATCAAGGGCTGACGATCGATGGCCGGCAAGACCATAAGCCAGAAGATCACCCTGGAGGGCGGCGACGAGATCAGGAAGGCGCTTGAACAATTGGCGCAGGCCGCCACCGACTCGGCCGCAAAAATTCAGCAGGCCAGCGAGGCGGGCGCCAGCGGGTTCACCGACACCGGCAAGGCGGCGACGACGGCGGCCGAGGGACTGGCTGCAGCGGGCGAGGCCGGCGACCAGGCGGCCGGGGGCATCGGCAACGCCGCCGAAGCCAGCACCACCGCGGCCGAGGGGTTGCGGCAAACAGCGGCATCCGCCGACGAGGCATCAAAATCCTATTCAAATCTTTCGCTGGAGTCCGCAGAAACCGCCGCCAAACTGATCAAGCTCGGCCTCGAAATTGCGAAAGTCGGTGCCGAGATCGGCCTGGCGGTCACCAGACACGAAAGCCTCACCAAGGCACTCGTCAAACTGGCCTTCCAGGCCAACAGCACCACCAAGGCGCTTGGCATTCTGGCCGAGATCATCGGCCCGACGGCGGTGGGATTAACGGTCGCCGGCACCGCTGTTGCTGCCGCTGCTGTTGGTTTGACCATCTTAGAGAAGACGGCGACTGCGGCCGCTAAGGGCTACGAAGAACTCAACCACCAACTGCAGACGCTGGCGCAAACCTCGGCTGGGACATCGTTCGAGAGTTTGCAAAAGGGCTCGGCGGCACTTGAGCAGATCGGCATCAAATCCGAAACCGCCCGCTCTGCCGTCATCAAGCTCGACGAGACCCTGAAGGACTTCGACGCCGGCGACAAGATCAAGGCGTCGACACAAGCCGCTCTTGAGGCAGAAAAGGCGCTGATAGAAGCGCGATTGAGCGCTGGTCAAGCGGGAGACCCGGAAGGGCAATGGCGGGCGGCGCAGCGTATTGCTGAGATCAAACGGCAACTCACGACAGAAACAAATAGTCAGGCGGCAGCCGAAGAGACGGTCAAGAAGGCGGCTGAAGCAAGCGCCACCGCCCAGGCCAACAAACTGTCGACAGTCATCCCGTTGATCAAGCAAATCCAGGAAGGTCAGAAAGGGATCAAATTCGACGAGGCAACGACGGCGGCGACCAAGATCGCCGCCTTCAATGCCAGGCTGAAAGAGGTCAAGGACACGACCGGCGATGCCCGGCAAGAGTTTCTGAAAATCATTGCCAACGCTCCGACGCTGAAAGACGCCTTGGCCTTTGGGGCGACCGTCGGGTTCTCGGAAACTGACGTTGACCGCGTCCGCCGGTTTGGCGGCGAGGCCACCAAGATCCCGGACCTGTTCCAGCGGATCAGCCAAACGGGTGCGCTAATCGGCCCGGCGGCCAGCAAATCCTTCGACGACATGACCACCAGCATTCAGGATGTCGAGAATGCAAAGATTCGTCTCGACCAGGCCATGCAAACTTCAGCTGTAGCACGGCTTGGCGCGATCTTCAGCAAAGCCTTGGATGATGTGGAAGCGGCGTTCATTACCTTGGCGGCCCGGCTCGTCGAGGGTTTTAATACCATCGTCGGCCAGATCGGCTCGGGGTTTGTCCAGCTCGGCACTTGGGCCGGCCAGTCCATCACCGGCATCGGCCTGTTCTTAGAGCGGCTAGTAACGGAAGGCGGGAAGCTAATTTCGGACTGGGTCACAACGCCGATCGCCAATGCCTGGCAGTGGCTCGTCGACACATTCACCGGGATGATCCAGGGCGGGTTTTCCAGCGCGCTCGCTACCGGCAGGCAGTTAATCACCGACTTCGTAACGACGCCGGTTGCCAATGCCTGGCAGTGGATCGTCGACGCATGGAAGGCGATGGTGGCCAAGCTAGGGTTTGGCGGCGGTTCGGGCACGCCGGTTCCTGCCGGCGGTGAGGGCCACGCGGCCGGCGGCCTACTTGGCGGGCGCGGCTCGGGCACCTCCGACTCTAACCTCGCCTGGGTGTCCAGGGGCGAATACATCGTGCCGGCGCGGGCGGTGGCGCAGCCGGGCGTCTTGGCGTTCCTGGAAACCCTGCGGCGCGGCATGGGCCATTTTGCGCTCGGCGGCATGGTGGGTCCGGTCGGCATTCCGGCCTTTGCCGGCGGGGGCATGAATGCCGTCACCATCAACTTCCCCGGCCTGCCTGAGATCACCGGGCTGCGCGCTTCGTCCGGCGTGGTCGAGCAATTGCGCAAGGCCGCCGCGATGGCACAAGTGCGCTCGGGCGGCCGCAAGCCGAGCCGGTTTTCCTAATGCCGGCCTATACGCTGCTCGCGATCGACGGCGTTGACTTCTCGCAATACGCCGTGAGGGGCATCACGATGACGCTGACGCCGATCGACCAGGCCAAGAACGTGGCGCGCGATTGCCGCGGCCAGCTCACCGACATCTCGGTGGCGCAGTTCCGCCAGTACAAGATTGCGATCAGTTGCACCGACCATGAGGCGCCGGAGCTAACCGATGTCTGGCCCGGCATGGATGTCACCATCACTTGCATTCCCGGCCTCGGCGCCGCCAATGGCGCCGGCGACGTGTTGACCATTCTGGCCAAGGTCACCGCCTGGAACACCTCGCGCGACGAGTGGGCGGCCGAAGTGGCGTGGTCGCTGGAAGCCGAGCAAAGGGCGATCAGTTAATGCCCGCTGGCCTGCCGTATTTCGCCTGGACCGATCCCGGCGAGACCGAGTTTCTGCCCGAACACATGCGCTGGGACGAGGCTGTGTTCTCGTTCACGCTCAAGCAGGACGAGGGCGATCCGGCGAGCCTCACCGTGGCCGTGCGGCGACCGTACAACGACGGCGGCAACCCGATCGGCCTGCTCGGTCCCGGCCGCAAGATCTGGTGCTGGTTCGCGCTCGATTGCGGGCCGGACCTGATCCGCTTCCGCGGTCGCTTGGTCGGCGTTCCCACCAGCCTGTTTGAGGACTTAGTGACATTGGAGTTTGTGGCGCGGCCGATCGATCTGGTGAGCCAGAAGGCTGCGCTCGCCGATAGCCTGCGGGTGCTGCCGTACTATGACGAGGTGGTGATCGACAAGGCGCGGCGCACCGATCCCGAGGTCGTGCTGGAAGGCTATAGCGCGGTCTGGCATTACGACCGCGAGACGCTGGTGCTGACGGTCTCCGACGAGGTCGACGGCGAGGACGGCCTGGTCGAATTCGACGGCGCGAGCGAAGACGGCAAGGTGTTGTATGATGGGCTCGCGCTCAACCTGACCAGCGGGCCATTAGCGCGCGTCGATGTCAGCGCCGAATATACCTGGACGCAACAGGCGCAGGGCAACGTCGACCTGACCCAATACCTGATCTCAAACTGGCCGAACGATCCCGCCTATACGGTTCGCGGCGCCATCTCGTCCTATAGTTTCACTTTCGACAACTGGCCGAAGGCAGGCGCCGGCATTGGTGACGGCTGGTCGGTCACCGAGGCGACCGCCAGTTCACCCTATGATCTTGAGGTCCATAGCCACACCGGCGGCAGCACCAACAAGGTGGTGTTTCCCGACACGTCGTGGTTCGGGCCGTCGACCGTCACCACCACATATTCGGAGACGACCAGTTCGATCGCCATTCCGCCGGGCTCGATCAACTACGCCGAGATGGTGACGCAGGATAAGATCAGCGTCACTCTTTCAGGGAGCGAAAACAAAAAGAAGAGTTCAGGGGACGGGTCAGGAAGCGAGTCCGAGGGGGGCGCGGGGGCAGGGCAGGAGCGTTATACCTCATCGTACAGCCGCAGCTATTCCGGCGTGGCCGCCATTCTGCCGCTCAACCACACCATCCCGACGCTGCTGGCGGGCTACAAGGCCAACCGGCAATGCACCGAGATCGTGACGTTCTCGCTCTATGCCGACGTGCAGCATGTCCTGACCGATCCCGAGGATGGCGAGGCTCTGCGCATCGATGATGTCAAGTCGGTCAACCTCAGCGAGAGCATCGGCGAGGGCACCGATGCCTATGTGCCGATCGGCGATCCGCGGCGGCGGTCCTACATCGCGACCGAGCGCGGCAACCAAAGCCTGGAGCACTTGATCGCGCTGGCGCGGGCGCATCTGCTGCAGCGAGCCAGGGTGGTCGAAATCGCGTTTGCGCCGAAACTTTCGCGCATGCCAGAGATCACGCTGCGTAAAAATGCGTTCCTGATCGAGCCGCGGGTTGGCGAGGCGCTCGGCAAGATCGTCGGCTATTCGCTGGCTCTCAACGGCTCGGACGGCAAGATCGATTGCGAGGTCCGCATCGGTTGCGCCATCGGCCGCGGCGGCTCGGCGGTGGCATCGGGCGGCGATCCGACCTATGCCACCGTCGACTATACCGGCGCCGACTATCAACAGTTCACCGGCCGCACCGTGCTGTTCGACACCTCGGTCGGCTATGCGCCGCCAAGCTCTGATCCGAACGACGACGGGATCGAGTTCCTGTCGGTGCTGACGGCGCAGGACGTAATCGCCACGCCGCTCGTCGTCGAGAACCCGCCGGCCGCGCAGCGCGCTCACATCTACGACACCGTGTTTTGGGTGGCCGCGCCGATGAATGCGCCGATCGGTGCGGCGACCGACCAGGCGCGGCAAGATGCCGTCAAGGCGCGAGCCGATGCGGTCAACAATGCGCTCAAGGAAGTCGAGACCAAGGCAACATTCAAGCTCAAGTCAATGGGCCGCGAGTTTTCCAGCGACTACGACATCCAGGTCACCGACCTGAAAATCCCGACCGGCTACGACCTTGAGATGGTGTGATGGCTGGTCTTGAAGTCGTCGTCCGCCCGGTCGTATTTCCGAGCATCCGGCCGGCGCCGGCGCGAGCCTTGGCGCCAGAAGACAATCCCGATAAGGGCATCGCCACGTTCAGCGGCTCGGGCGGCCGGCTGATCGATCTGCCACATAGTTTTAGCGTGAGCTTATCGAAACAGAAGCAGCAGACGGAGAGCACGCGGGTGGTCGACGTGACGAGGATCCATCAGTTGGAAAAGGACGGTACTACCGTCAACAAGGATAATTACGTCGATGTTGAGATTGCGAAAAAATCCAGGTTCGAAACCGAGGATGGTAATGCTCTTAAAATGCTTTACGGCGACGAGGAGTGGGATAAGCAGGTTCCGATTAACTGGGAGCTGTTAGTCCCGGACAAGGTTATCCACTACGTTCCCGAAGCTGATGCGTCGTTGGCTTAAATGACCATTACCTATGTCACCACAGGTCCCTGGGGCGCGGGTACCGGCACGCCTAATAGCGCGGCGCAGGTCGACGGCAATTTCTACGATGTCGATCAGCGCATCGTCGCGCTGAACGCGGACCTGGCCGAAGGCAAACGCATCGACAGCGTCACCTAAACGCCCAACAGCATGACGTTTCATTTCACCGACGGAACGTCACAAGTCATTCCGCTGCCGATCGCTACCATCACCTATGTCGGGCAGTGGACCAACAGCACGCCATACACCACCGGCCAGATGGTCTCGGTGCCGGGCGTCGGCATGTTCCAAATCCTCGTCAACCATACGACGCCGGCACTGCCGGCGGTGTTCAATCCCAATGCCGTCGATGGTTCCGGCAATCCGCTCTATTCGTTCTGGATGCCGCTCTATGACGTGAACTTTGATGCGGCGATCTTCGTGCCTGGCACTGCCCAGCGATCGCCGGGTGAACTGATGTTTCAGGCCGCCGCCAGCCGCACCATGAGGCTCATGAGCGGCAACGCCCATGCCTATGCCTATCTCGATGTTGCCATCGGGGCTGGGACCAATATTATCCTGGCGATCGAAAAGAACCGCGTGCAGATCGGCACCATCACGTTCATCGCCGGCGCTACGCCTGACGGCGGCGGCGGCCAGTCCGGCGCATTCAATATTCCCGCCACCACGGATTTCGCCGAGGGCGACATCTACGCGCTGCGGGTTGCGCAATCCGCCAACGCCACGCCGTCCGGGTTGTCGGTGACACTGCCGTTCCTGCGCACTGATATCTGATGCCGACCGCCGGTTTCCCGCAGGACGCATTAACGCACATTGTCAATGTGCATTGGGCATCCGGCGGCGGCGTGTTCATTGCGATCAATAGCAACGGCAATGTTTATTATTTGGAACTGGATGATCAGAACGATCAGACTGCGGTTTGGGAAGATCTCGGCACTTTGGGTTTTGTCGGCCCGGATCCGGATCATTTTATCCCATTTCCCACGGGTTGTTCATACGGAATGACCAGCATCAAAGATGCCGCCGGGAATGTGATCGAGAAGAAACCAGTGTTTGTCATCGTGGGCGGTAACGGAAACGCGACTTCGCCCGGCATCATCATGGCGTCGAAGAACGGCAGGGATTGGTCACGAGTATTCACCTTTGAGACAACCAGCGACACCTATCTGGGTGCGAGTGTTTGGGCGGTTGCGTGGGACGAGGTGGCACAGATGTTCTTTGCTGCTGGGCACCAGACCGATCACTTTTTGGATCACGATGCCGAGTACAACTGGCAGGCCGAGACTGACCTGTTGTTTTCATCGTCCGATGGCTTCAGCTGGAGCGAGGCCGGCCGCCACCAAGTCAAGATCGAGGGGCCGACCTTTGAACCACTGCCACCCTGGCCGGATGATACAGCCGGACTATTGAACTCTCATTGCAGTCCAAGGGTGCTGGATTTCAACGGATATAATGTCCCGGATGGGAATTACGGGTACGACAAGGACAAGGATCTGTTGATCCAACCTAATGACAAGATGTCACTCAACTATCTTTTCGGCGGAATTGGTTACAGTTTAGGGACCGGAATCATCGTAACGGGTTCCGGCGAGGGCGCCCTGCCTCCCTCAAGTCCTGGCCTCTCGGCGGTAACTTGCGTGGCCACTGCCGGTGGCCAGTGGGTGGTTGCTGGTGGCATTTATGATCCTGCGGGCGGCGGCCAACCGCCACCCGGCGGTGGCAAATCCGAGGCCGCGATATTGGTTACTGACGAGCATGGTGTTCCAATTTGGAAGCGCCTCGATCCACCCGGAACCAATGCGATCATAGCCATGTGTGGTGGTCTCCTAAGCGATCTTAATCCGGCGGCATGAATGCTCGTCTGTAACGTCAGTTTGCTGCGGCGCCGCGCGGCGATCGCGGCAGACGTTGCAGAGACGACGACCGCGATCGATGCACCCGGCACCGGCAATGTCGTGTTTGCCACGCTGGTCGACGACCCGGCCTCGGTGCGCGAGTTTGTCGATGCCTTCCTCGGCCAGATCATGCGCGAGGCGGCGAGCGCAACCGCAACTGTCAATGCCGGGTTGGTCTATGCGGTGCGGGTCGACGAGGCCATCACCGCCATCGCAACGATTTCCGGGGCGGTGCCGACCGCCATCAGCGCCGCGGTGGTGGAAACCGCGAGCGCGGCCGACGCGGTCGATGGCACCAAGGTTGTCAGTTCCAGCTTCGACGGTGTGCTGGCGCTCGACGGGCCGATCCCGCCGATGGCCGTGCAACCGACCGTGATCTTGATCGAGGGGTAAAGCTAAGTGGCCTTCGCGGATAGCACCTGGTACGTGAATTTTGGCAACGGCACCTCGACCGGCCATTATGCCGTGGCGCAGTTTGCCGCCTCGACCGCCTACACGGCCGGCCAACTCGTGCGCCAACTTACGGCGCCGGCGGTTGGCAGCGAACGGGTCTTCGTCGTCATCGTCGCTGGCACATCCTCGACGGAGCCGGCCTGGACGCTGACGCGCGGGGCCAAGACAACGTCCGGCACGGTGACGTTCCAGGAATGCACAGGTGCCAGCGCGGTCAATGGCGACCTCACCAACACCGCCAACTGGACCGCAATGAAGGCGCTTGGCACGCCGACGCTCGGCGCCATCATCCAGCGCAACAGCGGAGCCAGTTATCAGATCTGCTCGACGGCGGGAACGCTGGGAGCATCTGAGCCGGCATTCAGCAATACCGCCGGCACCACCACCACCGAAGGCACCACCACCTGGACCTCACTCGGCGCGGTCGGCAATTTCACTGGCGGGCAAGCGCCTTTTGCGCGGTTGGCGAGTGCCTGCGCCGCCAACTGGTTTGCGGCCGGCAACACCGTCTATGTCGGCGACAATCACGCCGAGAGCCAAACAACGGCGATCGCTATTGCACCAAGCGGCACGCCTGCAACGATAAGCAGGTTTATCTGTCACAATCACTCCGGCTCTTATCCACCGGCATCGAGCGATCTGACAACAGGGGCCGTGATTTCAACCACGGCAGCGGTGGCATTGCAATTTGCGCCGGCGAGTGGCGGCTATTACCTTTATGGCCTCACGATGCGGGCCGGCGTCGGACAGAGCGGCAACACCAATCTGACTGTGAGTTCCACCTCCAGCAACCTTTATTGCGACCGATGTTCGTTTGATCTTGCGAGCACGGGTGGCGGCTCGGTGTTGAACACGGGAAATGTCGGCAATCTTGTCTTTAACAACACGACGGTCAAATTTGCCGCGGCAGGGCAACAGATCTCCATGGCATGCGGCTCGTTCGTTTGGCAGAACACGGCTCCAATATTGGTATCGGGCTCGACGGTGCCAAACTTTCTCATGACACTTTCGAGTTTGAACCCTTCCGTCGTGCTGGAGGCCTTGGACCTAAGCCAACTGACCGGCGGATTGATTACTACCGTGAGCGGCAGCGTGTTCGGTTCCGTGCTGGTCAAGGATTGCAAGCTGAACGCCGCGATGACGGTGGCCACTCCAGCCAATTCCGGATTGACGGTTCAAATAATCCGCTCTGATAATAGCGTGGGGGCCTACAAGTCCAACCGCTACCAATATGAAGGCACCGAGACCACCGAGACGACGATCACCCGCACCGGCGGCGCTGCCGATCCGACCGGCCAGGCGCAATCGCGCAAGCTCGTCACTACCGCCAACGCGCAATGGCTGCGGCCGTTCAAGGCCGAACCCTATGCGATCTGGAATACTGTGACCGGATCGAACGTCACGGTGACGGTGTATGGCACGGTGAATTCCTATTACATACCGACCAACGACGAAATCTGGCTTGAGGTGGAATATCTCGGCTCGGCATCGACGCCGCTCGGCAGCATGGTCACCACCACCAAGGCAAGCCTGTTGGCATCGCCCGCAGCGGTGGCGTCGGATGATTCGGTGTGGAGCGGGGTTTCGCTGCTGAAGGCGGGCGACGAGCCATCGCCGCGTACCACCTTCATGACCTTCGACGGCGCGCCCAGCAGCGTGACGCTATCGAACGGCAACCTGACGGTCACGCATCCGAACACCAGCATTGCCGGCGTCAATAGCTCGGACTTTGCCGGGCCAGCGATCAGCCAGTTGGGCGTGAAGCAATATTTCGAGATCACGCTACAGACCTCGATCTTGAACGGCAACAGCATCGGCTACATGACGCCGACCGATCCGGTGACGGCCAGCCCGGCCACCGCCGGCAACAACAAGACCGGCGTGGTTCTGGGTTCTTCCTCGTCCATCGTCTACACGCCGAACGGCATCAACACCGGCAAGGACCTCGGCGGTGTTGCCGCCAACGACGTGATCGGCGTGGCGGCCGACATGGATAATATGCGGCTCTGGTTCCGCAAGAACGGCGGCAACTGGAACGGGGATCCGAGCGCCAATCCAGCCACCGGCACGGGCGGCGTGGTTGCCAGCATCCGGCAACCCTACACGGCCTTTGTGGCGTTTGCCGCCGGCGGCCCGTCGACCGACACGATGAAGGGAAATTTCGGGCAGACGACATTCGCCTTCACGGCGCCGTCAGGTTTTAGTGCTCCGGATGCCACCGGCGGTGGCGGCGGCGGCGGTGTTGCCGGCTGGTCGTCGTTCAAGCTCGTCGCTGTGCTGTCGTCACCAAAGCCAGGCCTCGCCGGCTACATCCACGCCCGCGTGCGTGTCGGCAAGGCCAGTGCGACATACTATTTGGACCCAAAAGTCGTCCTATCGTGACGGCTTCCTAACAGGAGATAACCATGACCGACGAACGCGCGCAGGCGCGCGAATGCGCCGACGCATCTATCATCCGAGGCAGCGGCATCGGCGAGCAGGCCGAGGCACACGGTCGATATGAGATTGAATGCCGCGGGCCGGACGGCCGCGTCAAATGGCGCGACACCATCGAGAACGTCGTCTGCACGGTCGGCAAAAACCTGATGCTGGACACGGCGTTTGCCGGCTCGGCCTACACCGTGGTCGGGCCGTACATGGGACTGATCTCGTCGACCTCGTACACAGCCGTCGCGGCGGGCGACACCATGGCCTCACATTCGGGCTGGCTGGAAGCCGGCGGCACCAATGCGCCGACCTATAGCGGCAATCGCAAGACCGCGGTCTGGTCGGCGGCGACGGCCGGCGGCAAGGCATTGTCGGCGGCGCTGTCGTTTGCCATCACCTCGAGCGGCACCGTCAAGGGTGCGTTCCTGAACTTCGGCACCGGCGCAGTCAACACCAAGGACGATACCGGCGGCGTGCTGTGGTCGGCCGGCACGTTCTCGACCGGCGACAAGGCGGTGGTGAACGGCGACACGCTTAATGTGAACTTCTCGACAAGCCTTTGATCTTCGATGATCGACAAGGTCCGGTCGTGGTTTTCCGACAACCAGGCCCTTGTGTATTTCCTGGTGGCACAGGCCACCGCAATCGCCGTCGGCGGCGCTTCTCTGATTGCCTATTCGGTTAATCTTGAAAACAGGGTGAGCACGCTGGAAATACGCGGCAGTCCACATCTGCAGGAAATAAATAACCGGCTCACCGTGCTCGAAAAACAGACCGAGGCCAACAAACAATCCCTCGATCGGATCGTCGACGTGATGACGAAAAATCTCTCAGTGAACCCCGGTGTTCGGCCATGAACGAAGATCTCAGTCTAACGCCCGCTGGCGCAAACCTAATCAAACACTTTGAGAGCTGCCTGCAAAAGCGGGGAGAGTTGTATCATCCCTATCACTGTCCGGCTGGCGTTCTCACAATCGGCTGGGGCCACACCAATCACCACGGGAGAAAATTTGATGAGAACTCTCGATGGACGATGGCGGAATGCAATCAAGCGTTTCTGGAAGATATGGGGGGATTTGAGCGCGATGTACGTAAGGCTGTCACAGTCGATCTCCAGCCGTACCAGTTCGACGCCCTCGTCAGCTTCACATACAACGTCGGATCAGGAAACCTCAACAAAAGCACCCTCCTCAAAAAAGTAAATGCCGGCGACTTCGAAGGCGCGGCAAAGGAGTTTGCCAAGTGGAACAAGGGCGGCGGCAAAGTGCTTGCTGGACTGACTCGCCGGCGCGCGAGCGAGAGTCTACTGTTCCAGAATATTCCCGACGAGAACTACGACGGCAAACCCGATGCCGTCATCAAGCCGCTCGACCTCGGTAACATGCCACAGGCCGTTGACGCGCCAGATGACCAGGAGTGAATTGCGGCACGAGCTGCGGCTATTGGCGGCGGTAATGCGCGAGGACCAATGCCATCGCCGCATGCGCCACGCCATCATGCGGACGATCGAGCGGCTGTCATCTTAGCTTTCCGGTAGGCTTTTGCCGCCGCTTCGGGCGTAGAAAAGTGGCCGAGTTGGATAACCCGGCCACCAACAGTAATCCGCGCCTTGTAGTAGACGTAGATTTTCTTCCGGTCTTTCAGTTTTCCGCGGCGCGGCTTGTAGCGGACGATTTCTATGCTGACGCCGGGATAGCCTTTCACACATCATCTCCCCGCGAACATATCTTGCATCCCGTTTGCGTGATCCGAAAGCGATGGAAATTTGGCGTCAATCGGTGGCAAGCCACTCGCCCAAATCCATCTTTGCCGCCCGATAATCTCAGTCCGGTCTACGCGCACCCGACCGGGCATATTCCAGGAACGAGCGCGGATGGCAGGGTCGTCCAAAATCCAGCCAGCTGCCCGAAGGGACGCACCGGGCTCATCAACGCGCGTGTAAGTGAAAACCCGAAGGTAACCGAGGGCTTTGGCAGCCCGCGCAACGGCTCCGTAGAGTGCACTGCAAGCGTTTGGCGTGCCATCCGTGACGCATCGGTTCACTTCAAGGCTCGTTCCTTCATCGAGTACGCGTGCGACCGGCCGACCGACTATGGCTGCGCCGCAAATCCGCCCGCCCGCCTCGTCGCAAACGCCGATGCAGAATTTTGCCTGTGCCAATGGTTTATGATGGCGATGCCAATGGGCAACAAGCGTGTTTGCCTGCCCGATCGTCATCGGAAAAATTCTGAGCTTAGGTTGTATGTCGCTCAACGGCGGTAGTCCTCCGAGATAAAAACGGCCCCAGAATTTTCCGTGGCCGCCTTTCACACTTTTGCGCCTGCCAGCTCCAGCACCTTGTCGAGCGCGCGTCGCAGTTCTTACCGCCCTTCTGGTGTAAGGCGACTGACATCAAGGCCATCGGCCAGCAGGCCTTCTGCCAATATCCTGGCATCGAAGCGCGCGATCTTTCGCATGATGATTACACCAGCTTCTTGCGGCGACGAGCCAGGCCGACCATGAACATGCCAGCCGCGATCAGCCCCGGAATGCCAGCGCCGACCACCGGACCAGGAACGGCAACCGCTGGCCCCGGCTCAATGAAGAACGAGTCCGGCCCGTCGTTGAGGCCCGACATGCGGGCGACGAACAGAACCGTATCGCCCACGCTGACGCCGTTGAGCGTCAAGCCGCTGATCGTGTAGTCCGGGAAGCCGGTGCCGTTGTTGATGTCAGGCACGTTGCCCGTGGTGCCGCCCGTGAACGACGACAGCACTGTGTGCGTGGTCAGATCGAGGAAGTAGAATGAGTTGAGGGTTTGTGCTGTCCCGGTATCGTTGATGTCGACACCGATCGAGAAGCCTAAGCTGCCGGGAGTGGCACCGTTAGCCAACAGGAACGTCAGCAGCGGTGAGCCACTGCCGATGGTGTAGCCGGTGGCGAAGGTGTTGTCGGCCAAGAAGTTGCGGCCACCGTTGCCCTGATCGCTGAAGGCTTCGATGGTGGTCAGATTGCCAGCGTTGCTGTAGTCGTTATAGCCGAAGCCTGCCGGTTGCTGCGGTTGGTTCTCGCCGCAGATGATGCACGGTGCATTCTGCGGTTGGTTGCCGCCCGGCACGGTCGCGGACAGGGTTAGGGTGGTACCCGTGCCGGTCCAGTTTTGGCCGCCCAGAATGATGTCGGCCTTCGCTGACATCGGTAACAGCATCAGCGCGGCGGCTGATGCTAGCAGCACATTTCTCATGAGAGTTCTCCGTTAGGTGAAGGTGCCCGGAATTCCAAAGAGGCACCGCGCAGCCCACGGAATGGGCTCGGCGGTACGTCCGTGACGAATGTCGGTAGATGTCGGAATAGGGGGCGTGGCTGCAGAGCCACACAGGCAATTTCCTTGAAAATTCAAGGACTTCCACAATTCGGCCATAGTAGCCGAATATCGGACATTAGCCATTATCAATGGGTTACTATAACCAAACCCAGGTCTTTTCTGGCCCATCATTCACCGTCCGTTCTTCAGGGTCGCGAGGGCTTCGCGGGCCTGCTGAAAGACGGCTTGACCGTCGTCATCCGTGGGATCAGGAACATCCTCGTAATCAGTAACGAGACGTGCCAACGCTGCCCGCAACCGCTCGATCTCGTCGGCTTGTGCTCCCATGGCAATACCTATCCGTCCGATCTCGGCCTCGTGCTGCACAATCGCCATCCGCATGCCAGCGCGCAGCGCCTCGATCTCGTCGGCGGCATCATCAAGCCCCGCCCATAACTCACCTACCGGGTGGGCATGTAGATCGTCCGACAGGTTATGCAGCCGCTCGACAATGTCGGTCATTTCTTCTGCCACCGATTGGCGACGTGTTCTCGCGGCGTTCCCTCCAGGTGGACGATCGCCGCCGAGGCGTTTTCCTGCTGGGCCGACAGCCGGCAGTAGCGCGCCACCATCGCCTCGGACATGCCGATGATATCGGCGATCTGCCGGGTACTGGCACCGCTCCGAGACATCCGCACACACGCCGCCGCCCGCAGCCCGTGCAGGACGAGTCCCGCGGCCCGCAGGCTGGCCAAGGATTCGTTATTCTGCCGTTCCCGCTCCCATGCCTTGCTCAGGTCGGCGCGCGTCCACGGCGCTCCTGTGGCCCTCAACAAGATGAAGCCCGGCGCTCGCTCCCAGGTCGCCATGGCGGCCTGTAGCGTGCCGGTCAGCGGCACCCATAGCTTCCGCTTGGTCTTGACCTGCACGACGTTGATGCCGGGACGATCGCGGAATGTCTCAATATCGGTCCAGCGCATTTTGACGAGATCGCTGCCCCGTTGCCCCGTATTGGCACCGAGGGTGATGACGCGCGCCAGGTCCGGCCGCGCGAATTCCTCCGCGATCGCCACATGCTCGTCCGACCACGGCACATGGCCACCGTCGCTGTGCTCGACCTCGACGCCGAGCGTGATCGCATTCGGCAACAGGTCGCGCACCACCGCCCAGCGCTCTAGCTGCTTCAGTGCCGTCAGTGCCGCCATCTGCTTACCGGGGCGACCGACGTAGCCATCGAGGAAGGCCTGTATGAGGGAGGGTCGGACCTGGGCAACCGGCAGCGCACCGAGCGGGGGGAGTTCGGCTAGGGCTAGTTCGCGCGCCCACATCACGCGGGTATTGCGCGCGTAACCCTGGAACTTTGGGCTCGTCATATAGGCGCGGATGACGGCGGCGAACGAGCCGCGATCAATCCTAGCGGGCACGGGCCGCGATGGCTGCACGGGTTGCCTCCGTTATGCGGGATGCCAGTTCGTCGGGCGACGATGATACCATGGCGGAGTCGCCATCAAGCCACTTCTCCACGTCTTTCCACTTCCACAGCCGTTTGCCGGCCTTCACCCGCGGCGGCGGCAGGCGCCCGATTTTGGTCCACTCGTCGATCGTGCGCACCGAAATGCAAAGGTGATCGGCCAACGTTTCCGCGTCCTGGTACGGCGGGATGAAGCCGGGTTGCTCGCTGAACTTCGTCATGGCGCCGCGCCCTTATCCGCTTCCGCTGCCGCCGGCTTATGCCGCCTGTTAAGAGCGGCCCTCATCAGCCGCTGGTCAGCCGGTTCGACCTCGTCCCATGCTTCCTTGAGGGCTGCAGTCCCCTTCGCCGCCGCGATCGCCAAGGCGTCGTCGAGTCGCTTGATAAGGTCGGTGGTGGTTTCCTTGGAATGCTCCTCGGCCGCGCCGAAATCAAAACCTTCAGGCGCGGCCGAGGCATCGGGATCGGACGGATGGGGCTCGTCGATCTCCCGAACTTCTCCCGTTTCCGGGTCGTGTTGCTTCTCGATCGGATCCCGGTCCAGATCCCTGCGCATGTCTTCGTGATAGGTGGCAGGGTTGGCCTTCGGCACCGCCAGTTTCAGCGGGGCGATCGGCGGCGCCTGGCGCGGCGTTGTCTCTGCGCCGGGGATGTCGCCGACCTCCGTCTCGTCCAGGAATCCGAGTCCGCAGATCGACAGAGTGGCGCGGCGCTTAGCCTTGGTCTCGGCCTTCATCAATGTGTTAGCCAACAACTCGCCTCGCAGGTTGGTGATGCTGACGGCGCCTGTGGCAACGTCGGTGCGGCCCTTGGTGTTGCGCACCTTGGCCGTGACTATGTAGATGCCTTCGCGCTGGTTCTCGCTCAGGGCCTCGACCGAAACGCCGTGAATGTTGCGCAGTTGGTCGGTGCAGTCGCGCAGCGCGTAAAGCACCTCTTTGCCATTAAGGGTGATGTAAGCGAAAGGCTTTGTCAGCGGGTTTAGACCGAGGCTTTCACATACCTTAAAGTAATAGTTACTCTTCTGTTCCGGCGTCAGTTTGGAAAGGTCGCCTTTGATGACAACTCGTTCGATCAGGTCGCCGGGAGTGGACGGTGCCAGGTTATTCATGTTGCCTCGCGCAATGAAAGGCGACCGGCGCGGTCGCGGGTGATGGTGATCGAGTGGCCGAATGCTTTCTTGGCATCGGCGGGGACCATGGCCTTTAAGGTTTTCTCGGCCTGCTCGGCTTGCCGCTTGGCGGCGACGTTCTCGAGCCATAGGGCCGCTTCGGCGCCCCATGTGTTGTTGCCTTCCATGTCATAGACCTTGCCCGGTATTGGCGGCACCACCGGCCCGTCGATCTTGACCGGCGGTGTGCGTGACTGCACGCAAGCCATGAACGCGGTGGCGCGCTGCCATAACTCCGCGCCGTAGTCCTCGTCCCATTCGACGAGGTCGACGATCGGCTCGCGGGCGCCAAGGATGATCGACAGCGCACATTGTTTCACGCCGGTCATCGCCATCTGCCAGTGCAGTTGCGGCTGATAGCGGCTGACCAACACCTCGAATGGCTCGTGGCCGCCGCAGTGTTTCGTCTCGATCGGGCAACCGTGCAGATCGGACCAGCCGTCAAGCGTGCAAGCCGCCCAGCCGTTGGAATGCGCGACGACCTCGCCGCGGCGCGATACCGGCCCTCGTTTGAGTTCAAACCAGTCGAGCGAAAGCTGTTCGGTGCATTCGCCGAGCCGCACCGGCCAGACCTCGGACAAGTCTTCCGGCACAAACGCCGGGTCGTCGGTCAGTTCCAGATACAACGCCATGATCTTGGCGGTGTCGGCCGTCATCAGGCACGCCACGCGCGATGCGGTCAGCTTGCCGCGGCGGGCGTCGATCTGTGCGGGCGTCAGCATTTCAGCCCTTGCATATGCGGGAGAAATAGATCGGATACCGATGCGCATGCTTGCCGGCATCGGTGATGCACGGCCGCGTCTGGTTCGAGTGCTGGATCACGCCGTTGCGGATGGCGCGCATCCAGATCGAGCCCATGGCGTTCGGACTAGACGGCCGGCGGCCGTCGAGCTCCAAAAGCAAATCGTCGATGTGCAGATGAACTTGCCGCCGCGCGATCCGCACTAGGCAGGCATAGGCGAACTCACAGAAGTCCTCGGTATGCACCGCGGCCCGTTCCATGCCAGCATCGCGCTGCCGCTTGGCCTCGGCGAATGCGAACAGATCCGTCATGGCCGTTCCGCCCGCTCGCACATGGCCTCCAGTTCGCGCTGCCACTCGGCCAACTCGGCCTGCGCCTGTGTGACCAGCTTTTCGAGACGGTTGACCGCGCCGGTGATGTTGTCACAGGCGGCAATGGCCCGCGCCAGGTCGCGGCGCGACAGGTGGGCGATGATGTCGATGGTGGGGTCGGTCATTTATCGGGCTCGCACTTGCGCAGGCTCTCGCAGGCGCGCTCGATATTGCTCAACCACGTCCGCAGTTTCTCGGCCTTGGCAGGCTTGCTCATCCATTGGCGCAGCGTTTCGGGATCGACAGCAGCAGCGAGTAATGCGCGCGCCGTTCGTTCGTGGTCGGACACCAGACCGAGCCAAGCCATCAATTTCTCTTGATGCTTGTTGTGATCGATCTGTTGCTTTGTCTGTAAATTGACGTGCCCGTATTTGGTGGCGAATTCGAGCGGCGTGCCGACAAAATCGGGATCGACCTGCTCGCGCGTGAGACCCTTTAACTTGACTGCCTTCCGCTCTGGTCGAGCGGGCGGTGGATCGCTCTGCACTTGTGGCGTGCTGCCGCTGGCGTGCAGGCGGCGCAACCGCATAACCCGTATACCGGGAACATAGTCGTCCCGCATCACGTCGGGGACGACGTTGCGCCGTTTGCGCAGACTTGAGCCAGATCTATGCGAAAGTGTGCCCTTATCCTTCGTGATAAGGGCACGTTTTTCCGGGTTTGACTTCTTTTCCCAAATATTGCGCCAGGAATGACCGCAATTCTTTTCCAGCATCTGGCGAGCCGCTTCGGGGTCTTTGCGATGCATCTCGCCAAACCCAATTAACGCCCGCCGATCATTGGGGGAAAGGTGTTCTAACTGATGGCGAGTGAGCCAACGGCTGTATTCCTGATGCACGGGCAGGAGCTCACGCGCATCCAGGATGACAGTGGCAAATTCAAGCGTAGCCTCGATCCATTGCTCACGAGTGCCGCGCACCTTGTCGAATGCAGCCCGGTAGCGCATCGCCAGAACATCGAGCGCGGTGCCATCTTGCGGCACGGTTAACAGCGTCGTCGTATTCATCATCCTCTCCCAAGGAGAAAAGGGAAGCACCGACCGGGTGCCTCCAAATAGAATTTCCAGTTACGCGGCTTGCTCAGTCGGCTGCGGTTTCACGAAGCGTGGAAACGTCTCGTTGACCCGCAAGGTCAGCTTCTTCACATGCTCGCCTGAGACAAAGGCGTTGAACGCCTTGATGGCGTGGCCGAGAACCTGATGTTTCTTCATCGGTTCGCCGCTGTGTTGGTCGTCTTCCATCACCTTTTGCAAAGCGGCGATCGGTGAGCCTTCTTCGGTCTCATCCTTGACCTGACCGAGTTCACCCATGAACTCGTCCAGGACTTCCTCGCCGTGAAGTTCGATGATCTGGAAGGCCAGGAAGCTCGCCACGTCTTTGTAGGCCAGTACCTTGGCCGCAGCCTTGTGCTCGCCAGCCATCAGCCGCACGCCAAGCCGCAGGTTCTCATTCTCCTGGGCGTAGTGAACGACCTCGATCGGCGACACCCGATCCAATGGCTTCTTGGCGCTGGCAGTGAAGCAACCATGCTCGAACTGCATCGCCATGCTGACGACACTACCGATTTGCTTAGACAGACCATTAAGACCGGCCGTCGCCAGAGCATCCGCGGCCGAGCGGGCCTTGCAGTTGTCGATGAAGGCAAACAGCGTCGGATCGGCAGGCACATCGCCAATGACGAAGGTCTCAAACGAAGCGCCCGATAGGTACGACGCCCACAGCCGATGGCCGGCGTCGATCAACTTACCATCGGTATCGAAGAGGATCGCTTGCCCGGTCTTCTTCCAATCGCCGTGCAGCATTTGACGGGCATAGTATTTGACGGTCGGCAACGTCGGCTTGCGGTTGGCGCCGACCGGATTGCACAGGAGCATGCTTTCGGCGGTTTCCTGCGTTACCGTTTTCCAGCCGTTGGTGAGATCGAGCTCGCGCGGCTTCTGCGTCTGCCGCCACGCCTCGAAATCTTCCAGCACCTTATCGAACGCTTTGCTGCTGGCGGATTGGAGATCGAGCGTAAACTTCGGAGACCAAGTCATCAGAGATAGCCCTCCTTGGGCTGTGATTGCCGCGCCGACCATCGGGATGATGTGGCAGGTCCGGCAGGCAGCCGTAATAGCATCGCTAATATGATGGCGCAAGCGAAAAATTAGTGTGGTTGATATTTTTCAAATAGGAAGCGTGGACCGACGTAACTGCTGCACCCGCCTCGTCAGGCGGCGTCATCCTCTGCGAGCGCCTTTAATAGGCGGATGGCTTGCTTGCGCTGCTCTGGCTTGAGGCGTTCCCAAATTGACCAGGGAGCCTCAGTATCAAGGGGGTTACGCATAATGAGGTCGGCGGGCTCACACCGCAGCGCATAGGAAAGTTTTTCCAGCAGTTCGCCTGTGTAATCGCTTTGTCCGGTTTCCAGCTGAGAAATCATGCCTTGGCTCACCTCTGCCCGTTCGGCCAAGCGTTCTTGGGTAATGTTATCGCGATATTTTCGCCACTGGGGAAGGAATGTGCGCTGTTTTGGTTGCTTGAAACGCGTTCGAACTTTCACCTCAGGAATTGTTTTCTTTGCCATCCCACCATTTTGGCGGGAGCCCCTATCTGGTCCATCCACTCTCATTAATAATGCTATTGACCGCCGCTAATCAGCAATGCTAATAAAATTAGCCATGCGATTTTCCGTCTGGTTTTCAACTCAAGAGGGCCTGACGCAGGAGGCGTTCGCAAAGAGCGTCGGCGTCACCCAGGGGCGCATTGCCCAAATCCTTACCGGCGACATGCCGTCGATGGCGCTTGCCTTCGAAATTATGAAGGCCACAGGCGGCGCCGTTACGCCGAATGATTTCATCGCCGTTCCTGCACCACGGCGCAGCACCGAAACAGCAGCATCTCGATAGTGGGGCGAGGGCTCATGCGTGGACCATCGCTGAGCGCCAGCACGACAGCAAATCAGATGGCTTCCGAAATGGGGCCATCACTGCCCCACAACGGGGCCATCATCACGGTCTTCAAGACTTTATTCCCGCAACACACACGCAAGGCTTTGGCCCGCCTTTTGGGGCTTTCTGACGGTGCCGCGCGCAAGAAACTGAGCGGCGAGCGCGCCTTCTCATCCGACGAACTCGCCGCTCTCCTTCGGTCCGAACATGGGCTCGATTTTCTGGCGGAAATCATGACTGACGCAAAACCGAAATGGTGGGTGATCGTCAACTCGGCGTTCAAGCTTGGCGCCATGCGCCGCCACCGGCAGCACCTACAAGAGGCGATCAATGAAGCCGAACGGCTGGGGGACACGCTGGCCCGAGCGGAAACTGCCTTGGGCGTTTGCGACGAGGACTTTCATCGCCCTCAAATTGATGCGCTGGGCGAGATCCGCCGCGGTCTGGGTCGCCCCTTGGCTCGCCGACGATAGGGCGTGACATGCCGCAAGCCTGGCCGAACGTGGAGTGGACCGACGCGCGCCGCGAGCAGGTGCGGCAGTTGTGGGAAGCCGGATTCACCGCCGGCCAGATCGCGCGCCGGCTCGACATCGGCGTCACCAAGAACGCCATCATCGGCCTGGTGCACCGCAACGGGTTCGTGCGGCCGCTGTCGCGCAAGAAACCGCGCAAGCCGACGCCGACCAAGAAGAAACGCGCGGCGCCGAAGCAACCGCGGCCGGTCGCCGTGCATGTGACACCACCACCGCCGCCACCTCCGCCCACGCCGATCGGCGAGCTCACCATCGATGAACTGCAGGAACACCACTGCCGCTGGCCGACCGGCGATAGCCCATTCCGGTTCTGCGGCGATCACCGCCGCGACGGCTCGTCGTACTGCGACACGCATCACCGGAGGGGAACGCACGGATGAACATGGAAGCGATTCCGCGCGGGCATTACGGCGCGATTCTCGCTGACCCGCCGTGGCAGTTTATGAACCTATGGAACACGCCAGCAGGCGGAAATAGGGATGCTTCCTGCCATTATGGAGTCATGTCCATTGAGGACATCGCTGCTTTGCCGGTGCGAGAATTGGCCACCGATAATTGTGCTCTGTTTATGTGGGGAATCTGGGTTTACCTGCCCGAATTATTAGATGTCATTAGTGCGTGGGGTTTTAGATACAAGACCTGTGCATTTAATTGGACTAAGGCGCACACCAATCAACTTGAGCTATTTCGTAACGATTACGATGGCGAGATGGGCTTAGGTTATTGGACTCGTGCCAACACCGAGCCCTGCTTGCTGGCGACACGCGGCAGTCCTAAACGGCTCAATGCCGATGTTCGCCAAGCCATCATCGAGCCGCGACGGGAACATTCGCGCAAGCCCGATTGCGTGCACGGGCGCATCGAGCGGTTGGTCGCTGGTCCATACCTAGAACTATTCGCGCGCCAGCAGCGTCCGGGCTGGACCGCATGGGGCAACGAGGTCGGCAAGTTCAACCGCCCGCACGACTACGATTCCGCGGCAGACTTGGCTGGCTCACTGGATGACGCCTATGCGGCCATTCGCGAACGCGAGGCATCAGGCGGTCCTGGATGGGAGCCAAAATCATGAGAACCGGCATGCCGCGCGGAACCCGGCGCGCAACGCATCACCGCAAAGGAACCCACGGATGAGCCGCGTCGAGCATTTAGCCGAGGGCGTGACACTCTACCTGGGCGATTGCCGGGAGATATTGCCGACGCTGGGCAAGGTGGATGCCGTAGTTACGGATCCCCCGTATGGGATTGGCATGGACGGCGGCAGGGTCGGAAAGGCCGAATACCAAAAGTTCGATTGGGATAAATCAACTGCAGACGATGCTGTGGAAGCCGCTCGCGCCATATCGCGGGTTCAGATCATTTTCGGTGGCAACTACTATGCGCTCCCTCCCAGCGGTCATTGGCTAATCTGGGACAAACAAAACGATCCGACGACATTCGCAGACTTTGAAATGGCATGGACTAACCTCGGAAAGTCGAGCCGGATGGTTCGGCATCTATGGTCAGGCCCGTACATGAAGGTAAAGGAAACGCGATCTCACCCGACCCAAAAGCCTACCGACGTAATGAAGTGGTGCATTGAGCAGTTGCCGGAAGATTGCACTATCATCCTCGATCCCTTCATGGGCTCCGGGACAACCGGAGTCGCCGCCGTCAAGCTCGGCCGCCGGTTCATCGGCGTCGAGATAGAGCCCAAATACTTCGACATCGCATGTCGCCGCATCCAGGCTGCGCTAGACGCCCCGGACATGTTCGTGGAACGGCCGGCACCCGCCCAGCAATTGAGTTGGCATGAAATATGGAAAGTGCCGCTCACCGCCAGCAATCCGGAGTTCAAATCATGAAAACCGGCATGCCGCGCGGAACCCGGCGGTTCAAGCAAGTCCCAGGCGAGGCGCTGGCCGTCGATCCCGCCGAAACGGCGGCGCGCGAGGCGGCATCGGAACGGATGCTCGACCTGTTGGCGCAGGAACACCCCGAGCGCGCCACGGTCAGCCATCCGCACGGCACCCGATCGCCGCGGCGCATGCCGATGCCGCCGACCAGCGGCGGCAGCGTCCAGTCGATCGATTTTGAGGGCTGACCATGGCCAAGCGTCGGCGCTGGATCACGTTCTACATCGACGACTACCACGCCGATACGGCGGCGCTCTCGTTCGAGGAGCATGCCGCCTACATCCTCCTCCTGCACGAATGTTGGCGTACCGGCCGGATACCTCTGGACCGGAAGCGGCAGGCCGGACTGTTAAAAATTTCGCTATTCCGTATGCAGGGTCTCTGGCCAGCCATTGCAAAATTTTTTGAGGCGGATGGCACCAATAAACGGGCGACCAAAGAACGAGCAAAAGCTGAAGCTGTCAGCGTAAGGCGTTCTATCTCTGGACAAATCGGCGGCTGGAAATCTGCCAATACCCGCACGATCGCCGCCGAGTTGTCAAAAAAGGCGCAAGCAAACTGGCAAGCAAACCGTCAAGCAAAACAGGTCGGTTTGCTTGGATTTTGCTCAAGCTCTTATAAGAAAGAAAGAAAGAAAGAGACTACTGTAACAGTAGAGGAAGGGGCTGTGGATAACCTCCCGGCCCCTGCGCTCGCTACGGCGCTCGGTGATGGCGCGCTCGCTCCGGGACCTGTCACCCAGCCAGCCTCGCCAAAGCGGTCAGCCGAGAAGAAAACAGCCGGCGGTGCCGCATGACCGCCGCCGACACCCACGACGACCGCCGCGAGCTGCGCGCCTGGCGGCTCGGCCGTCTCGCCGACCGGCTGTTCCTAGCCGCATGCCGCCGCCGCCGGCTCGATCCGTACTTCGCCGTGCTGGCGCCGCTCGACACCATCGCCAACACGCCCATCACGACCAACAGAGGGGACCACGATGAACAACATCACGACCAACGGAACCAAGCCGCCGGCGCCCACGCCGAACCTGCCGTCATTTCGCACGCAGGCGATGAACGCCTTCATCGAAAGCCAGCAAACACGCGAGCACGAACTCGACACGGCTTATCGTGATCTGGCTGACGCTAGGGTTCTGATCCGCAGTCTCGAAACCGAGCTGGATGTGATGAAGCGCGAACGCGTCATGCTGGAAAGCCGCGCCACCACTTGTTTGCTGGAGCGTGACCTCGCCAAGGATCAGCAAGTCAGTTTGGCGACCATCCTCAACTCGATCCAGCACCTACTCGCGCAGGCCGGCGTTCCGACGCTAGCGGCGCAAGCCGTAGTGCAGGCCGAAGCGGTGGATGAAGCACAGTAATCGTCTGTCCTGGTATTTCCTCCCGCAACCGCGATGGCAACGGGCGAGCGTTTGGATACAGCGTGCAGCCGTGAAACCGTGCAAGCCATCAACTTCATCGTGAGGCAATGATGCCGCGCCTAACCACCATCACGCTCGACGCCGACCACGCCGACGATCCGCCGGCGCAGTGGAACGCGGCGTGGGTGCAAATGCGGCTCGTCCACGCCTATTCGACCGAACGCCGCTTGCCGCATCTGCGCCAGCGCGCCGTCTCAAACGCCTGGCCCTCGATGGTGATCGAATTCTCCGACATCGTCGGCCGTGCCACCGAGGCGCGCGAGCAGGTGTTGCATTCCTGGGAATATGCCGGCTCGGGCGTCACCGCCGCCGACATTGGCCGCATGGAACAGGCGCACGACTGGCTGCGGATCATCCTCGCACCGTATCCGGAAGAACGCCTTTGCCTGTCGCAATGGGCCACCGCCATCGCGTATGGGCGCTCGTTGCGCAGGCTGCTGCTGAAACGCCGTTGGTCACGCTCGACGTTCTACCGCTACGTCACTGCCGGTGGTTGGATCATCGCGCGCGAACTGCAACGGCAGGGAAGGCCGGTGGTGTGATGACTGGGCACAGACATCCGACAAAACGCTGCGACACTTGTGAATTTTGGGCGCGTGGAGATCAATACATCTTCAAGCCGGAGGATCACCCTGATGACCGGGTCGCAGCGTGTCACCGCCATGCACCGCGTTCTTCCCTGGGTGACTTCGAATACGAAGTGCTGAACCTGTTGAGCATCATTGCGTGGGAAGTCGGCGATAAAGGCAAGAAGAACCAGCGCAATACTGGCAAATGGGAAGAAGCCTATTTAGGGGAGTCGTCTTGGCCTGGCACGACTGGGGGCGATTGGTGTGGCGAGTGGCAGCAGGCCGAGCCGGCGACCTAAGACAACCGGATCGCAGAAAGGGGCTTCCACGATCCGGCCGCTTCGGCTCAACCCGCTGGGGCACAGAGGGGGATGGGTGCGGGGTCGAGTTGGCACCATAATACCCGATACCAAAGGCTAGTTCCCAAATACTTGCGGGTGTATGAAACTTATGGTACCACCAGGACCAGTCCCTCATGGCACAGTGGGATACTACGCCTAGCCCAGCATTTTCCCCTACGTTGGCTCTACAGGCGATCCTTCCTTCCTCCGCTATCCGACAGACTCTAGCCTAAACTAACTCACCCACGGCCAACGTCGTGGCAAAGAAGGGCTATGTGGTGTGACATCCAAGCGACTGCGCACCCTCACCCTACCCACCAAGCCCGGCACACCCGAGTTCCTATCCTGGTACGGCACAGTCGTTGCCCGTGCTGGTCGTCGGTGTGAAGCATTCGACCACGCCTACCGTTGTCCCAACAGGTGGCCCCAACACCGCATGTACGCAGTGACCATCACTGACGTGAAGGACGGTGCTCAACCCTTTGATCTATCGAATGGTCAATGCCTTTGTGCATCGCATTACGAGCGCAGCAAGCAGGGCAGGCCGGTCGAGGCAGTCGACCATCCAACCTGACAGGCGGGGGGGGACCCAAAGGAATGCCAGGTCGCCGCGCTATGAC